GATTTACACCGGGTGCAGAGTGGCATCGGTTACTCACTCACCGTGGTGTACTCGCATACCGGACACTCGACGCCGTGGCGGGAGACGCGAAGCGTGCCGGTCGTGCAGTTCGGACAGTCGATGCGGGTGTCGCCGTAGGGGTGGGCCATCTGGTCAGTCCTCCGTCGGGTCAGTGTCGCTGATGTCGACGTCTGCTTCGGCGAGGAGGTCCGCCGTCGACCCGCCCGGATACGCCTGGATTGACGCCCGAAGCGTCCCCGTGTCGACCGGCGCGCGTTGCTTGGCGACGCGTTCGATAGCCAGCGCCGTCACGCGGACGAGTTCGTCCGCCGAGTCGATCTGTGCGACTGTCGTCTGCGTGTTCCGCGCGATGAAGCCAGGAAGGTCCTGGCGAGCCTCCTGAATCGTACTCGTGAAAAACGGCTGTGGGTCTTGGTCACGCGTGCCGAAATTGACGTACACAGCGTACGAGACGGCCGTCCCGACAAGCCACGAGTCGGTCGTCGTGTATCGGTCCTGAAGGTCGTCGATGTCGTCAACCAACTCCGCGATATCCGCGGTGAACGCGTCGGCGTCGACGTCGATGCCCATCGGTGGTTAGTCGTCGCTCCCGCCGTGCAGCACGAGGCGGACGCGGTAGTCGTTCTCGCCGCCAGCTGTATTCTTGAGGACGACGCGCATGAAGTTCGGCGTGGCGGCGACGGTCCACGACCGCGAAGTCGTCCCCGTCTCACCGCTGAACGGCATCCACTCCGCATCGGCCGACGGCCGGTGCTGGAGTTCGTAGTCGTACTCGGGTGGCGACCCGCCGATGGTATCGCCGCCGGAGAGGTCCGTGCCGTCGTCGACGAGGAGAGTCGCCTGCGTCGCCCCGCGTGTCTGAACGCTGTCCGTCGTCAGGAAGCCGTTGTTCGAGAGTGTCGTGACGGCCGTTGTCTTGTGGCCGTTGAGTTCGTTCTGTGGCATGGTATCTAACCCAGGGGGTGTGGGGTGTCGTCACGCGGAGAAGACCACGTCGTCTTCTTCGTCGAGTGAGTCTGTCGGGTCTAAATCGATGGCCCGACGCCCGTGTTGGGTCGCGCGCAGTCCCTCGCCGCCGCTCCCGCGGTCCTCGTACGACGCACTGCGGGACGCGCCCGACTGTGACGTGAATCGAGGGTCACGAACGGCCGCGAAGTGGCACGCGACGTACGTCTCAATGCGGGTGAGGAGGTCGTCGTCGGAGATGGCACTCCCGACGCGCGGTTCGACGTACGCGTGGGCGTCGTCGACGAACGTCTGGAGGTCGGCGTCGGAGAGGTCTGTCGTGAAGCGACTCGACACCTCCGCCGGGGAACTGCGTGGCGACGTCATGGTATGGGGAGTTCTGGTATCAAAAACGGCGTGGTGGGGCGACTCACTCGTCGTAGGTGGTCGGGCCGTCGCAGTGGTCGCGATGGGCCGACAGCCGCGCGAAGTACTGTCCACAGCGCGGGCACTGCTCGGCGTCGGTCCGGACGTCAGCATCGACGGCGTCGGCGAGGGCCTCCAACAGTGTGATGAGGCGACGGCGTTGTCCCTCAGCACGCGCGTCGTAGTCTCTCGGGGGCATGTGCGACGGCGACGTCAGGAGTCGATCTGAACGTTCGCGTCGGGCTTCGTGGCCACCCAGTCCCACCGCCCGCGGACCTTGTAGACGGTCTGGTCGTTGGACTCCTCGCGGTACGACGTCGTCTCCATCGGCATCCGCTCGGACTGCCACCCGAAGTGACTCTGGTCGACGACGTACGCGACGCCGTCGCCCATGTCGACCGTGTTGGTGATGTAGACCGGCAGATCGATGATGTTGCCGAGGTAGCCGTCGGATTCGAGCGCCCCCTCGGGGAGGAGGCCGGACGTGACGACCGAGTCACCGAGTTCCGACGCCTGCGTGAACTCGTCCATCGTCAAGAAGTCCGACCCGTTCACCGCATCGGTGAGGATCATCGCGTCGGAGATGCTGTACTCGTCGGCGAAGAGCTGCGACCGGGCAGCCACGACGTCGGCGTACTCGATGACACCGTTGTCGTTCGAGTTGGCGTCGATAGCCCCGCCGGAGTTGGTGTTCGCCGAGAGGACGTTGAACGCGGCCTGTTCGACGGCGCGCTCTTCGGCCTTCGCCATGTCCTCGACGGTTTCCATCTCGAACTCGATGGCGGAGTCTTCGACAGCCTCGTCGGCCATCGCCACCTCGAACCCGTACTTGGTGTACGCGGCGGTGACGGTCGAATCGTCCGAGACGGCGCGGGGGTAGTCCTCGCCCGGCTGGATTTCAACCGCCTCTTCGTCGAAGTCGAAGTCGGAAATGGGGAACTCGAACGCGTTGGAGTTCAGGCCCGTCCCGTCGTGGTCACGGAAGGCGCGGCGAATCTGGTTGTAGTCGTTGCGGACGGACGTGACGACCGAGTGGACGTCAGTGTCCGTAACAACGTCTGAAGTCTTGATAGGCATTGGTCAGGGAAGGAAGTCGTGTGTGGTTGGGTCTGTGTGCTGGTTCGCGTGCCGGATTACAGGCCGACGAAGACGGCAGCCTCGTTCGCGCCGAGGGACTCGCCCTTGTACGTCCCGCCCGCATCGGAGAGGGCGAGGGCGTTCCCGCCGCTGGAGGCGGCGAGCTGGCCGTCGGTGCCCGAGGGGCCGAGGCGGTTGCCCGCGACGACGCCCGAGGCGACGTTCGTGATGACGACGCCCATCGGGACGTACGTCTCCGCGTCGCCGTCGGACCCGCTGTCTTCCTCGGCGATGCCGGCGAGTTCCTCGCCCGCATCCGTGTCGCCGCTGTTCGTCGGAGTGAGCTTGCCGCTGGACTGGTCGATAGCGACTGCGTCGCCCGCCGAGTGCGTCCCGTCGCCCGTCTCGGAAAGGACGGCCGAGGGCGCACCGGAGACGATGTCGCCGAGTGCTTTCGTCATGAGTTAGGCCTCCGCGGTGTAGTCGTCGAGGTCGTCGTAGCTGTCCACGTTGCCGAGGGCCGCCGCCTCCTCACGGAGTTCCTGCTTCCGGCCGCTGAGGTGCCGCGTGTTGGGGAGGCGGTCGATCTTGAGCTGAAGCGCGGCGATCTCCTCACGCGTGTCGGCGCTGAGACCGGCCGTCTCCTCGCCGCCCCCACCGCCCGACTGCACCGCCGGGTCGGTGTCGGGGTCGGGCGTGCCGTCGGCGAGGCTCGCCTCGTCGATGTCGGCCAACCATGTCCGCATCGTCGCGAGGTCCATGTCCTCGGCGAGCGCCTCCGCATCGCGCGGGACGTGGGCGGCGAGCGCCTCAGCGTGGGCGGCGGTCGCTTCGTCGACCGCCTCCGCCTTCGCACTCAGCCGCTCGTTCTCGGCTTCGAGGTCGTCGATACGCTGTTCGAGGTCCTCGACGCGGTCGGTCTTGTCGGACAGCCGCGCCTTGAGGGCCTGGATGTCGTCGTCAGGGGTGTCGTCGTCGGTCATGTCTGTCGGAGTTGGGGTCGTAGTCGTGTCGGGGTCGGTCGTGTCCGAGTCCGTGCCGTCCGCGTCCAGGGCCTCGGCCGAGGCGGCGTCATCGGTTGGGTCGGGCGCGGCGGCTTCGGATTCGCTGTCGTCGCTGTCGTCCGCGTCGGCGTACGCGTCCTGTGGGATGGGATTCGCTTCCTCGTCGGGGTCGCCGAACTCGCGCCCGAGGGCTTTCAGGATGCGCTCGGCCTCGTCGCGGGGCATCCCGAGGTCGCCCTGGCCGCGGAGGTCCCACGCGGCGTCAAGATTGCCGCGCCGGAGGACGCCGTCGGCATCGACGAGCGGGTACGACGAGTCGGATTTGGTGTCGCCCGCGTGCAGGTAGTGCCTGGCGAAGTCGTCGGTCGGGATGGCCGACTCGTCGAGGTCGCCGTCGCCGACCGAGTCGTACTCGATGGGGCCGACTGACGCGAGTTCGTCGCGTTCGCGCAGCGCGTCGAGGAGTGCCTGATGCGTGGGGGCGGGCATGAACACGACGTCGTCGCCCTCGCCGTGGGTGTGGATGCGCTCGTCACCCGCGCCGTCGGTGAAACCGAGGTCTTCAGCGGCGGCGACGGCCGCGCCCGGATTGTCGAAGACGTACGCGTCGGGGACGTCCTGCAGGTCGGCGTCCTCGTCGCCGTGGTAGGCGTTCGCTTCGGCCTCGCTGTCCATCGCCTGCACGACGCGCTGCGCCTGCTCGTAGCCCGCGTCGCCACCCCACGTCAGGTGCGAGACGTAGCCGTTGTCGCGCCACGGCGTGCTCTGGTACTGGGAGTTGAGCGTCTCGTTGCCCTGGTTGTGGTGTCGGGCGTGGAAGTTCCGGATCTCGCGCCAGTAGTCGGCGTCGAGTGGCTCGTCGTTCTCGTGGTGGTCGACGAGTTGCTGGGCACGTCGCCACCCCTCGCCGTCTTCAGCCCCGGCGTCGACCTCGTCGGCGTGCTCGTCCTTCCAGCGGAGAGCCTTCCGAGCGGCGTCGGCCGCCCCGGTGTTCGGGACGCGCATCGACGGCGAGGCCATCGCCTGCGCCGCTTCGGGGGCGTCCCACTGGTCGAGGTTGTCGGCGTACTTCAGCGCCAGGCCGTCATACTCCTCGCCGCGCCACACCTCAACGGCGGCGACCGGGCGCTCGTCGGAGTCGCGCGTGATCGCCTCGCCGTCGATGGTCCGCGTAATCTCGCCGTCGCCGTCGTAGACGTCGGTGACGCGGCCGCGGGCGGTGCCGCCGCCCCAGTCCCACTGGACGCGGTCGCCCTCGCTGACCATCTCCGCGAGGATGGCTTCGACGCCCTCGGCGAGCGTGGCGGCCTGGCCTGGCTGGGCCGTCGCCGACGGTGACGCTGGGCGCTGGACTAACGCGAGGCCGGTAAAGGTGATGTCGGTCGCCCGCATCGCCGCCCCGCGCTCCGTCTCGGTCTGGCCGCCGTCGGCGTGGCGGGCTTCGATGGAGACCTTCAGCGCCCCACTGCGGACCTGGTCGGCGAGTTTCGCATCGGTCAGCGTCGCCTCGTAGACGACGCCACGGTCGGGGTCGAACCGGGCGTCCGTGACTTCGCCGACCGACTGCTCGGAGTGCAGCGGGTTGATGTCGGTACCGATGAGCGTCTCGGCCGCTGCCTGCAGGGCGTCGGCCTCCCAGACTTTGCGGTCGCCCGAGAGGCCGCGGGTGATGTCGCCCGGCGCGATGGCGACGCCGGAGATGACCTGTGCCTCGTCGCCGAGGGTGGCGGTGCGACTCGCGATGGTGGTTGTCGTGGACATTGGTGGTGGGGTCAGGCGATAACGGGGAGCAGCGTACACCGGCACCGGAAGTGGTACGGCGGGCGCATCGGGTACTGCCCGGCGAGGTGGTCCGGTTCGGACTCCGAGGGCTCGAAGGTGAACGTCCCGTTCCGGGCCTCCGAGACGGCGAACTCCACCCCGTCGATAGACTCACAGACTGGGCACACACGCGCGTCGTCTGCGGTGGCGACTTCCGACGCGCCGACGACGTCGTCAACGCCCTCGGATTCGAAGCGGTCGAGCGTGGCGACGGTGTAGCTGTCGATAGTGGCCGTCCGCGCCCACGTCTCGGCGTGCCGGCGCTGGATGTCCTGTAACTCGTTGGTCAGGACGCGCGCCATCGTCTTCGGGTTCGCCCCGGCGACGAGCCCCTCGGCGAAGATGTCGCGTATCTTGTCGGCCGTCGTCTCGGTGATGTCGCCGAGATTGCCGTACTGCCGCGTGTAGATGCGGCGAATCTGTCGCGCCGGGAGTGGGGCGTTGAAGACGTCGTCGACGGGCGACCCGACTTCAGCCCCGGCGTTCCGGAGGCGGGCGCGGGCGTCGTCCCACCCACGGACGTACGCCTCGCGAATGTACTCGGCCGTCCAGTGGTCACCCCGCTGGACCGCGCCGAGGCCGGTCGGTTCGAGGACGCCTTCGCGGAGGCGCTCCCGAAGCCAGTTGAGGAACGCCTGCTGTTTCGCGGCGTTCGAGTTCGCCCGCGTGATGTCCTCCGGCGAGGCGAGGCGGGCGGCCTGTGCCTGTGTTTGGCGGAGTTCGAAGACGTCTTCCTCGTAGCCGACGAGGCGACGCGTCCGACCGCGGAGTCGACGGTAGCGCGCGGCGAGATCGCGAGCGAAGCGGTCGCGGACGTCGTCAGTCCCAGTCGGGTCCGCCGTCGACAGCGCGAGGTGGGCGTGAGTGTCGCCGCAGGCGTGGGTCGTACTCATTTCCCTGGGAGAATCGACTGCCCGCGCCAGTAGGTGTAGCCGCCGTAGACGTAATCGGCCATCCCGGCGCAGAAGCGGTCGGCGTTGCGGACCTTCCCTCGCATCGTGTCGACACAGCCCTTGCCCGGTGTGTCGCCTCCGCCGTGCTTGCCACCCATCGAACTCCACGCGTCGAGGGCGATGAGTCGCGCCGGGGTGTCGGCCTCACGCCACGACTTGGGTGGGTCCCACTCGCCGAGTTCGGCCGTCTCGGTCCGTCCGCGTTCACAGAGGGCGGCCGCCGCGTCCTCGTCTTCGGAGACGCTTTCGATGGGGTCGATGTCCGTCTCGATGTCGGCGGCGTCGAGGTCTGACGCGCTGTAGAAGCCGACGCCGACCGCCTCGTCTTCGACGATGACGGCGTACACCGGACTGTCGCTGGTGGCGTCGACGCGGTCGGGGACGCCGTCGGCGTCTTTCATCGCGTCGTTTTCAACCGTCTCCGTGATGACTTCGGCGACGACACCGAGGCCATCCGGCGTGTCGACCGTATCGCCCGTCTCGTAGCGGGTGGCGAGGGCGTCGTACGCCAGGCCGTCGATGACCGCTTCGGCCGCCTCCTGTGTCGCGGGGGCGGCCTCATCAGGCGGTGCGTCGGCAGAGTCCATCATGCGGCGGACGTCCTCGGCATCGGCTTCGGTGAGGTCGTCCATATCGAGGCCGAGGAACGTCTCGATGATCGTCTCCTGCGGGAGCGTGATGCCGGCGGCTTTGAGTCCCTGCATCGTCGTTGCGAAGGCATCGGCATCGAACGCCTCGTCTTCCAGCGGTGACGTGGCATCGTCGGGGCGGAGTTCGAGGCGGACGTCCGGGATGTCCTCGTCGACGTCGCCGTCGTGGTGGGCGCGGCCGGTGAGGAACTCCTGTGCCTTGCGCTGGAACAGCGGCGTGAACGCCGATTCGAGGCGCTGGCGTTCGTTCACGAGTTCGTCCTGGTAGTCGTCCTGTTGCGTGTCCGTGACGTCGC